AAATCACCACCCTGTGGCCAATCAAACTTTGATATATTATCAATGAAAGAATTTTGAGCAAGAAAAGGTTGGTCCTCAATATAGTTGAGGATAACCTTTTTTACTTCTTTGTGATCTTTTACTCTGGTTTTATATACACAATCTTTTAAGATTTGCCTCTTCATTCCTGAGTTTTCTTTTTACCAATATTGTATTTGGTCTCCAAGGTCCACTCATTTTTTTCTTTGAATGAAAGCACCTTGATCTGATTCAAAGGAGCAATCTCAGTGATAGTCTCGGCGTTGACTACCTCAATGAGACCCCAATCAGAAAGAAGTTGAGTAATACGATTCCTACGCTGAACGTCGTTAGGAGTAAGATTAGCGTGCTTTCCATCCAATGCAAACAGCTCTTTAAAGTGAACGATAAAATATCGTCCCTGCTTATGTAGGATGTGACACGACTGATATAGCTTTTTCTCTTTACGAGATGCAACACCAATACGTGTTAGCGTTTCTCTTACTTTAAGAAAATCATCAGGTTCTCTCAACCTAACTTCAATCATTTGGTCTTGTGACCACTGAACCTCAGGCTCTCTCACGGTACTCATCTCATTCCTCCAACATCAAGTCGTTGTTTAATGTAATCCAGTTGTTGTTTAGATAAAATTTTTAGTGCCTGAGATGCTTTCTCATTACTATAACCATAATACCGTTTGACAATATCAAGGTTTTCTACTTTATCTTTCTTTATCCAAGGAGAGAATCTCTTCCTTTTCCTCAGACTATTTAGATAAAATTTATATTGCATGTCTTTGGAGAGATGATGATTAAGATTCATCTCATTAGAGAACATGATACTGTCAACGTGACTAGACAAACAGCGATTAACGATATATGGAGGATAAGAGCCAATTGTTTCATTTGTGGCGATGTCCTCTTTATTATAATTTATAGAGTTCATCCAATCTTTTAGTTCCATATTTTCAATAATTCATCAAGATAAGTTCTTTACGTTCCTTTTGGTCCTTCATATACTCACCAACAGAACGCATGGTGTAAGTCAATTCAAATTCTGCTGCTTTCCAATTTTGGAATCTTTCTTTGATAAGTTGAGATGAGTTATAAGAAATGAGTTGAGGTGCATTATTAAATCGATCACAAATCGCAGCAAAACTATCGTGATTGAATGTATTATGCATGTTCCCCTTACGTCCATAAAGATTACTTCCAATTTCATATGGAGGATCTAGATAGGTGAAGATGTCATCTCTCTCGGGAAGAAGTTGTTCGTAAGATTTATTAGTAATCTTCCAGTTTCTAATTAGTTGTCCATAGAAGGGCAACTTCTCAATACCCCTTGTGGAGAAGTTGGAGTCAGATGCTTGGGGAGAAAAGGATGAGGACTCAGAGAGACCAGAAAAAGAGCACTTGTTGACAATATAGAAAGCGACAGCACGAGCCGTAAGGTCACACCCTCCGGGGTCTTTGCCGAGATAGTCTTTTGAATCCAAGAAAAGGGATTTAGCCGACACGGGGTCAGGGTGCCTTTGTTTAAGTTCTTGTAACTGTCTTTTAATTTCATTACTATTGTCTCTTAGTTGTTCCCAAAAATTAGTCAGTGGTTCGTACAGATCATTAACCCAAACATCTAAGTTGGGGTATCTTTGTGTGATATAAATTGCAACTGATCCACCACCAAGAAATGGTTCACGGTATTCATTGTACTTACTAAGATCTGGAAAGTATGGTGCAATTTTTTTACATGCACGAGACTTGCCGCCAGGATATCTAAGTGGTGTTTTAAGTGATGTCATCAGAGATAATTTGGTCCATCATAAGGTTCTGCACGGAGAAGAACTCCATCAACTTTATCCACCAAGTCTAGCATACTTCCATGCATGAGACGATATCCAGTGCCCACATACAGTTGTCCAAGAACCACAGATACCGTGGCAGTGCCCCAGAAAATGTAATACCACTTAGACTTTACTTGTGCTTTAATTTTAGTTTTCATTACAAATAAGTTGCTACGAATACAACACGCCTACCACTAGTAGGTTGATTTACAGAATGTTTCTTGAAGTCAAAAGTTATTATGTCATCTTCATGTGGTTTGTATGAATACATTGTACCATCATCCTCAAAAATGTCAATATTACCTCCATCAAATTCATTTAGATATACGATTAGATTTTTATGAAAAAAATCATCATGATCTAAATGTGGTGGAGATGGCAATCCATCATCATAGAACGTAGAATTAACAACCATTCTATAAATGAATGTAAATTTAATATTATTGTGATTAAGAATTTGTTCTACAATTTTTACACCATGACCAATTAGTTTCTCAGAAAATACTTCTGGAAAATACCTATTAGCGTTAGGACCTTCTAGAATCTTATGTCCGTAGACATAGTTGGCACTATAACCACTTCCTGGATCTAGACCAATAGTGCTTGGATTGTAAAACCAATTAAACTCATGACTTAAAATATGATTTTTGAGTTGACAATATTCTTCGGTCTTTGGATTTTCCAGGATCTCGTATATCATTTGAATTCACACTCCACCATAATTTCAGTCAATGCTGCTATAAGATTAATCTCTTGATCAGCTACGAACGCAATTTGATACTGATACTTAGCAATAAGCAACACAGCAGCAGCAATGCTAGGACCTTCAAGGGACTCCACCAGAGCATCATAAACACGACGCAGTAATACGCTAGGATCGTTGTCCAAATTAGAAACGACCCACTTACGAACCTCCGTAAAGTTTTTCTCTTTAAGAACCTTGATAAGTTCATTGATGTTTACATCACTAAATTGTGCAAGAATTGCTGTATCAATATTGCCTCCGGTAGAATACCGTTGACACTCATTAAGAACACGTCTCCAATCAGGGAAGTGCTTATTGATCAGTTCTATCAGAACTTTTGGATCATATGCAATATTCTCTGTATCCAAGATTGTTTGCAATCTTTTGAAGAACTTGGCAGCGATTGCTGGTTTTTGTTTGTTTGTAATTCCGAACTCGACCACCGCGCATCGGGAGTGGAGAGGTTCGATAATTTTGTTCTTGTAATTACAGGTGAAGATGAATCGGCAGTTGTTATAAAATGCCTCAATATTCGCCCGTAAGAGGAGCTGTACGTCATGGGTAGTGTTGTCAGCTTCGTCAATAATGATGACTTTGTGCTTTGCGCCAATTGCTTGAAGTGAAACGGTCGAAGCAAAGTTCTTTGCTTGGTTCCGTACTGTGTCCAGAAATCGTCCCTCATCGGATCCGTTTATGATTATGTAGTCACACCCGAGTTGCTCACAGAGAGCTCGGGCAATAGTTGTCTTACCACAACCAGCAGGACCTGCTAGCAATAAGTTAGGAATTTCTCCCCCATCAACAAACTCTTGGAATGTTTTCTTGATGGAATCGGGGAGAATACAGTCATCAACTTCTTTGGGGCGATACTTCTCGACCCAAAGAAAATCACTTTTAGGACTCATAAGTTAGATCAGGTTCAAGAGCGATGTAATAAGTCAGGTTACGATCCTGACTGGTGAATTTTGCAAGACCAGACTTGGAGATAACGACTCCATAAGAACCAGGAATCACCTTGATGTTTTCAACCTTGAAGTTGAACTCAAAAGTTTCCGTAGTTTCACCAACTACAATCTCATAGGTATTAGAAGTATCATTCTTCTTGTCACGTGCCACCATCTTGACAACACCGTTGCCGCCAATGGCAGACAGATCAGGCACCTGATAGACACCAGCTGCTTTAAGCAGGCGATCTAGGTCTTGTGTACTGAGCACGAAACAAACATCCTCAGAGGGCAGTGTGAGAGACTTCTCGGGAGGTGTGATGATGACATTGGGATCAGCAAAGAAATACTTTGATCGTGACTTTCCTTCTCGGACCACAACATAACTCTCATTAGTAAAGTCAAGATCAGGAACAGTCTTGTGTAGTTGCATTCCGTTTAGGAACTGATTCAGATCATAGATACCAAAGTCTTTGGGGAACTCCTCGTCAATAGTTGCTTCTGCAAGAATGTTCTTCATCACACTGATAGTGCGAAGTGAATTGCCTTCCTTGAACAACAAAGACTGATTAATGTTACTGAAATTTTTAAGCAGTGAGAGAGTTGAATCAGAAAGTTTCATACGGTTGGGGGTTGTCATTACAGAGACCAGAGAAGTGGTATAGAAGGATGCAATAGTGAATTGCTTTTAGGATGTCCTGTTTGGACTTCCCATCTTTCTTACCGAAGCGAGAAAGATATTTGATTGCATTAGATCGACAGAAAGGTTCTGCATCACCAATACCTTCAATGAGGTCAAGAGTCTGAGTCTTAGACTCTTTTGAAGTATAGTGGGAACGGTAGGTCATTCCCAAGTAATCACGAACTTCTTTAAGGATTACATCTTCATTGTACTTCCATCTTTTGTTGTTGTTATTAGTTGTTGGGAGATCAGGAATTCCTACCTCATCTTGACAGAGATCAAAACTGATAGTGTCTTCACCATAATAAGAGGGATACACTTGACTAGCAGCTACCGGTCCATGTTCATCATAGTTGTATTCAAAGATGTTGGAAGCAGTGTCAGTGTCAGGGAGATCAAATTCATTAATTTTGTAGTTCATAGCATCATATAGTAGAGACCAAGAGTTTGTCATACAGATTCTACATCAAACTGTACGTCGATGTCAACCTTATCATAGAGATCCATGAAAGCTTGTTTAGTTTCATCATCAAAACGATTCAAACATACTTCGATTGATTTTGCTTTGTCTTCAAAGATAGCATAAGCATTGACAATGTGAACCAAGCGGCGTGTACTGATCAACTCATCGACACCACCATCATAGAATGTCTTACGGATGATGTCTGCCCAGTCACAGAGACGCTTACAGAAATCTGCATCACTACAAATCTTACCAAGAATTTTTTGTTCAGTGGCAGCAGTAGGATATTCCTGCTCAAAAGTTACAGG